TTGAGGAACGCGCACGGGCAGAACGGGGCGTCGAGGATGGACATGCCATCGACCTCGACGCGGCGCGCGCTGAGATCGGGCGCAGACTGGCTCGCCTCCGCATCGCCGGAGGTGGCGGAGAGCTTTCTTGAGGGGCTGAGCGAGAACGCGCTGCTTGCACTGCCGTGGCTCTTCGACTTCTGGGCGCTCGATCATCAGTTGCCGCCCGATGGCGACTGGCGGACCTGGGTGATCCTGGGCGGGCGCGGCGCCGGCAAGACCCGCGCAGGTGCCGAGTGGCTGCGTGCGCAGGTGGAGGGCGCGCGCCCGACCGATCCCGGGGCAGCGCGGCGCGTGGCGCTGGTGGGAGAGACGCACGAGCAGGTGCGCGAGGTGATGGTGATGGGCGAGTCGGGGCTGATCGCCTGTTCGCCGCCCGACCGCCGACCGAAATGGGAGGCGACCCGGCGCCGCCTTGTGTGGCCCAACGGGGCGGTGGCGCAGGCCTTCTCGGCGCACGAGCCCGAGACGCTGCGCGGGCCGCAGTTCGACGCCGCCTGGGTGGACGAGCTGGCGAAGTGGAAACGCGCGCAGGAGGCTTGGGACATGCTGCAGTTCGGGCTGCGGCTGGGCGAGTGCCCGCGGCAGGTGGTGACGACGACGCCACGCGACGTGCGCGTGCTGAAAGACATACTCGCCGCGCCCTCGACGGTGCTGACGCAAGCGCCGACCGAGGCGAATCGCGCCTGGCTCGCCGCCTCGTTCCTCTCGGAGGTGCGCGGCAAATACGGCGGCACGCGGCTGGGGCGGCAGGAGCTTGACGGGGTGCTGGTGGAGGATACGGAGGGCTCGCTCTGGACCACGCCGATGCTGGAGCGCGCCCGGGTGACGACGCTGCCTGCGTTCAGCCGGGTGGTTGTGGGGGTGGACCCGGCGGTGACTGGGGGCCGCGCGGCGGATGCCTGCGGCATCGTGGTGGTGGGCGCGGTGACGGAAGGCCCGGTGAGCGACTGGCACGCCGTGGTGCTGGAGGATGCGAGCGTGGAGGGCGCCTCGCCCGCCGCTTGGGCGCAGGCGGCGCTCGACGCCATGGCGCGGCACGGGGCGGAGAGGCTGGTGGCCGAGGTCAACCAGGGCGGTGATCTGGTGGCCGCCGTGCTGCGCCAGATCGACCCGTTGGTGCCCTTCCGCGCGGTGCGTGCCGCGCGCGGCAAGGTCGCGCGCGCCGAGCCGGTGGCAGCGCTCTACGAGCAGGGGCGGGTGGGGCACGTGCGGGGGCTTGTCCGGCTGGAGGAAGAGATGTGCGCGATGACGGCGCGCGGCTATCTCGGGCGCGGCAGCCCGGACCGGGTGGATGCTCTGGTCTGGGCCATTCACGAGCTGATCATCGAGCCCGGCGCGCGCTGGCGCAGGCCGCGGCTGCGCGGGCTCTGAGGCAACGAGCGGCGGGTCTGGCGGGCGTTGGGCCGCCTCCGGCGGGAGTATTTGCGGAACATTGAAGGCGGGGGGGCTTCAATGTTCCGCAAATACTCCGGGGTCCGGGGCGGAGCCCCGGGTCTTGCCAAGGGCGGGACGCCTTGGAAGGGAGAACAGGATGCTGGGATGGTTGACGGGCCGGGCGGACGAGCCGGAGACGGTGCCGGAGCGCAAGGCTTCGGCGACGGGCCGGGTGGCCGCCTGGGGGACAGCCGGGCGCGCCGTCTGGGGGCCGCGGGATGCCGCAAGCCTGGCGCGGGCAGGGTTTTCGGGCAACCCGGTGGGGTTCCGCGCGGTGAAGCTGGTCGCCGAGGCCGCCGCGGCGCTGCCGCTGGTGCTCGACGAGGGCGGGCGGCGTTTCGACGAGCATCCGGTGCTGCGGCTGCTGGCGCGGCCCAATCCGGCGCAGGGGCGGGCCGACCTGCTGGAGGCGCTCTACGGGCAGCTACTGCTGTCGGGCAATGGCTGGCTGGAGGCGGTGGGCGGCGAGGGCGGGCTTCCGACCGAGCTGCATGTGCTGCGCGCCGACCGGATGAGCGTGGTGCCGGGGGCGGATGGCTGGCCTGTGGGCTATGAGTATCGCGTGGGCGGGCAGGTGCATCGTTTCCCGGCGGGGCCGGGGCCTGCGCCCATCTGCCATGTGAAGAGCTTCCATCCGCAGGACGACCATTACGGGCTGTCGCCGATGCAGGCCGCCGCCGCCGCCGTGGAGGTGCACAACGCGGCGAGCCGCTGGTCGAAGGCGCTCCTGGACAACGCGGCGCGGCCTTCGGGGGCTATCGTCTACAAGGGTGCCGACGGACAGGGTGCTCTGAGCGAGGATCAGTATGCGCGGCTGACCGAGGAAATGGCCGCCTATCATCAGGGTGCTGCCAACGCCGGGCGGCCGATGCTGCTGGAGGGCGGACTCGACTGGAAGCCGATGGGGTTCTCGCCCTCGGATATGGAGTTCCACAAGACCAAGGAGGCGGCGGCGCGCGAGATCGCGCTGGCCTTCGGGGTGCCGCCGATGCTGCTGGGGCTGCCGGGCGATGCCACCTATGCCAATTACCAGGAGGCAAACCGCGCTTTCTACCGGCTTACCGTGCTGCCGCTGGTGGGGCGCGTGCTGAGCCATGCCGGGCACTGGCTGGGCGGGTTTGCGGGCGGCGAGATCACGCTCAGGCCCGATCTCGACGGGGTGCATGCACTGAGCCTCGAACGCGAGGCTCTCTGGGCGCGGGTGGGCGCGGCCGGTTTCCTGACCGAAGCGGAAAAACGTCAGATTCTGGGGCTCGGGCCGCGGCCGGAGGGGGCATGAGGGCGCGGGTGCAGGCGGGGGGCTCGCGCTTTCTCTACGAGCCGTTCGACGCGGCGGCGGCGCGGCTGGAGGCGACCGAGCGGGTGCTCGACGAGCGCTGGGCGGCACTGGAGCGGCGGCTGGGGATGATCGAGACGGCGCTGGAGCGGCTGGAGCGGCGGCTGTGGCTGGCCGTCTTCGGGGTCGCTGGCGCGGTGCTCACGCAGGGCGCCTTGGCGCTTCTGGAGCGGATGGCCAGGTGAGGAGGCAGTCGAGCATGGACGGACAGATCGCTGATCTTGAGCGTAAATATTGCGACGCCAAGGATGGGGTCGCGCTGAGCGGAGCGACAGAGATTTCGGGCTACGCCTCGCTCTTCGGGGTGCCGGACGGGGGCGGCGATGTGGTGATGCCGGGCGCCTATGCGGCATCTCTTGCAGCACTCGCGGCCGCGGGGCGGCGGGTGCGAATGCTCTGGCAGCACGAGGCGCGCGAGCCGGTGGGTGTGTGGGACGAGATGCGCGAGGATGCGCGCGGACTGTGGGTGAAAGGCCGCGTTCTGCCCGAGGTGACGCGCGGGCGCGAGGCGCTGGCGCTGATCCGGGCGGGGGCGATCGAGGGGCTCTCGATCGGTTACCGGGCGGTGCGCGCCGAGCCGCGCCCGGGCGGCGGGCGGCGTTTGCACGAGATCGAGCTTTGGGAGGTGTCGCTGGTGACCTTCCCGATGCTGGCCGAGGCGCGCATCGCCGCCAAGGCCGGGGAGGCCGCGCCTCTGGCGGGGCTGGCGGAGGTCTTCCGCATGGCGGGGGACGAGGTGGCGGGGCGGCGTGCGGTGCGCGCCCATTGCGAGCAGAGGTGAGAGCATGAACGAGAGCGAGGCGCAGGCGCCAGCCGCGGATGTGAAGCGGGCGATCGATGGGTTCCTGAGCGATTTCAGGGGCTTTCGGGACGAGATGACAAAGCGGTTGGAGCGTCAGGAAGAGCGGGTGAATATGCTGGATCAGAAATCCATGACACGGCCGGGGCGCCCGGTTCTGGCGCAGGCGTCCGTGCAGGAGGCCCCTCATGCGAAGGCCTTCGCGGCCTATCTGCGCCGGGGCGACGACGAGGGCTATCGCGGGCTGAGCCTGGAGGGCAAGGCGCTGAGCACGGCGGTGGCGGGCGAGGGCGGTTATCTGGTCGATCCGCAGACGGCTGAGCGGATCCGGGGCGTGCTGAACTCGGCCGCCTCGATCCGGTCGATCGCCAATGTGGTGCAGGTGGAGGCCACCGCCTTCGACGTGCTGGTGGACCACAGCGATGTGGGCGCGGGCTGGGCGACCGAGACGGGGGCCGTGCCGGAAAGCGACACGCCGCTGATCGACCGGATCTCTATCCCGCTTCACGAGCTTTCGGCCATGCCGAAGGCGAGCCAGCGGCTGCTCGACGATTCGGCCTTCGATGTGGAGGGCTGGCTCGCCGACCGGATCGCCGACAAGTTCGCCCGCGCCGAGGCGGCGGCGTTCATCGGCGGCGACGGGGCGGAGAAGCCGACCGGGTTCCTCGTCCATCCGGCCGTGGACAACGACCAGTGGTCCTGGGGGAGTCTCGGCTACGTACCCACGGGCGCGGCGGGAGATTTCGCGTCTGCCGCGCCCTCCGATGCGGTGGTCGATCTGGTCTATGCATTGGGCGCGCGCTACCGCGCCAACGGCAGCTTCGTGATGAACTCGAAGACCGCCGGTGCGGTGCGCAAGATGAAGGATGCCGACGGGCGCTTCCTGTGGTCGGACGGGCTGTCGGCGGGCGAGCCCGCGCGGCTGATGGGCTATCCGGTGCTGCTGGCCGAGGACATGCCCGACATCGGGCCGGATGCCTTCGCCATCGCCTTCGGCGATTTCCGCGCGGGCTACACGATCGCCGAACGGCCCGACCTGCGCATCCTGCGCGATCCGTTCTCGGCCAAGCCGCACGTGCTGTTCTACGCCACGCGGCGCGTGGGCGGCGACGTGAGCGACTTCGCGGCGATCAAGCTGCTGAAATTCGCCGTGGCCTGACGGGGTGGCAGCCATGGCGAGGGCCCGCCGGAGCGTACTCCGGCGGGCCGCAGGAACGGTCTGCAAGCCGCGGAGACAATTGCATGATTCTTACCGAATTGACGGCGGTGCCGGATGCGGCGCTGCCGCTCGCGGCGTTCCGCGAGCATCTGCGCCTGGGGCGCGGCTTTGCCGACGACGGCGCCGAGGACGGGCTGTTGCAGGCCTGTCTGCGCGCCGCCATGGCGGCGATCGAGGCGCGTATCTCGAAGGTGCTGCTGGCGCGCGCGTTCCTGTGGCGCATCGCCGACTGGCGCGAGCCCGATGTGCAGCCGTTGCCGGTGGCGCCGGTGAGCGTGCTGGCCGAGCTGCGGCTGCGCGGCGCCGACGGGGTGGCGGTGGTGGTGGACCCGGCGCGCTATGCGCTGGTCGAGGATGCGCTGCGCCCGGTGCTGCGGGCGACCGGCACGGCGCTGCCCATGGTGCCGCGCGCCGGGCGTGCGGAGGTGGAGTTCATCGCGGGCTACGCCGCGGAGTGGGACGGGCTGCCGCACGACCTGCGCCAGGCGGTGCTGCTGCTGGCGGCGGAGTATTACGAGAACCGTCGCGAGGCGGGCACCGGGGCGATGCCCTTCGGGGTGATGGCGCTGATCGAGCATTACCGCACGGTGCGGGTTCTGGGGAGCGCGCGATGAGGCCGGTGCATCTGAACACGCCGCTGGTGCTGGAGGCGCGGGCAGGGGTGCCTGACGGTGCGGGCGGTGAAGGCCCCCCCGGCTGGGTGGTGCTCGGTACGCTCTGGGCGGAACTGCGGCTGCGCACGGGGGGCGAGCGGGCGGAGGCGGGGCTCGCGCTGTCGCGGCTCGCCTGGCGGGTGGTGGTGCGCGCGGCGGGACCGGGAGCGGCCTCGCGGCCGGTGCCCGGGCAGCGGTTCCGCGCGGGCGCGCGGCTGCTTGCCATCGAGGCAGTGGCGATGGAGGACCCGGCGGGGCGGTACCTCACCTGCTTCTGTCGCGAGGAGGGGCTGGCGTGAGGCGCGTGGCGGGCCGGGGCGGAGGGGCGCTGCCCCTCTGCGCCTGTGGCGCATTCACCCCGGAGTATTTTGGGAACGATGAAGGGGCGGGCGGGGCATGAGCTATGCGGTGTCGGGGGCGGTGCAGGCGGCCGTCTATCAGCGGCTGGCGGGCGATGCGGCGCTGGCGGCACTGGTGGGCGATGCGGTGTTCGACAACCCGCCCGCAGGGGCCTTGCCCGCACTCTTCGTACAGATCGGCGCGGAGGAGGGGCGCGACGTCTCGGGACAGGGCGCGGCGCTTCTGCAACTCGATCTGGTGGTGGCGGTGCGCGGCGAGGACACGGGCTTTGCCGCGGTGAAGGCGGCGGCGGGCGCGGTGAGCGGCGCGCTGGAGGAGGCGCCGCTGGCGCTGGCCGTCGGGCGGCTGGTGAGCCTGCGGCTGGCGCGGGCACGGGCGCGGGCGGGTGTGGGCGGAGCGAGGCGGCGAGAGGTGTTGCTTATCTTTCGCGCGCTGGTCGAGGCCGGGGATTGATCGGGCAAGGAGCGCGAGATGGCGGTGCAGAGGGGCAAGGACCTGCTGGTGAAGATGGATCTGAGCGGGTCGGGCAATTTCCAGACGGTGGCGGGGCTGCGCGCGACGCGCATCAGCTTCAACGCTCAAAGCATTGATATAACGGCGCTGGACAGTGCCGGTGGCTGGCGCGAACTGCTGGCGGGCGCGGGTGTGAAATCGGCGGCGATCAGCGGTTCGGGCATCTTCCGCGACGGGGCGAGCGATGCCAGGATGCGGCAGGTATTCTTCGACGGGGACCTGCCGGATGTGCAGGTGGTCATACCCGATTTCGGCCTGGTGCAGGGGGCGTTTCAGGTGACCTCGCTCGAGTACGCGGGCAGCCATGACGGCGAGGCGAGCTACGAGATTGCGCTGGCCTCGGCGGGCGCGCTGGCCTTCACGGCGCTCTGATGGCCAATCCGCATGCGGGGGAGGTGGCGCTGGTGGTGGCGGGCGAGCGGCGCGTGGCGAAGCTGACGCTGGGGGCGCTGGCGGAACTGGAGACTGCGTTGGAGGCGGGGAGCCTGGTGGCGCTGGTGGAGCGCTTCGAGGGGGGCGCGTTCTCGGCCCGCGACGTGCTGCTGGTGCTGGCGGCGGGGTTGAGGGGCGGCGGCTGGCAGGGGACGGCGGTCGATCTGGCGAAGGCCGACACTGGGCTCGCACCCATGGCGGCGGCGCGGGCGGCGGCGGAGCTGCTGGCGCGGGCCTTCGCGGTGCCGGGATGAGCGGGCTCGACTGGGGCGGGCTGATGCGTGCCGGAATTGCCGGGCTGGGGCTGCGGCCATGGGAGTTCTGGGCGCTGACGCCGGGGGAGCTGGCGCTGATGCTGGGCGAGGGGCGCGGGCCGGGGCTGGGGCGCGCGGGGCTCGCGGCGCTGATGGCGCGATATCCTGACAGGAAAGGGGCGCAGAATGGATGAGTTGCGGGGCGATGTGGATGCGCTCGACGAGGATTTGCGGGCGCTCGAGGCGACGCTGGGGCGGGCGGGGGATGTAACCGGGGAATTCCTGGGCGAGATGGAGGGCTTCCGGCGCACGCTCTTGTTCACCGGGCGCGAGGTGGAGGGGCTCTCGCGCTCGATCGGCTTCGGGCTGCGGCGCGCGGTGGACGGGCTGGTGTTCGACGGGGCACGGCTCTCGGACGTGTTGCGCGGGCTTGGGGCGAGCGTTTCGCGCGCGGCCTTCAACACGGCGTTCCGACCGGTGCAGGACGCCTTCGGAAGTGCTGTAACCGGAGGAGCCAATGCATTGTTTTCCGGCATCTTCGGAGACGGTGCGGTCTTCGGCTCGGGGCGGGTGCGGGGCTTCGCGCAGGGCGGTGTGGTGAGCAGCGCCACGGCCTTTCCGTTGCGCGGCGGTCTGGGACTGATGGGCGAGGCGGGGCCGGAGGCGATATTGCCGCTGGCGCGCGGCGCCGACGGGCAGCTGGGGGTGCGCAGCGAGGGCCGCGGCGGCGCGGTGAACGTGACGGTCAACGTGAGTACGCCCGATGTGGCGGGGTTCCGCCGCTCGCAGGCGCAGATCGCGGCCGAGGTCGGCCGGGCGCTGGCCCGCGGGCAGCGCAACCGCTGAGGGCAGACGGGGAGGGAAGATGAGCTTTCACGAGGTTCGGTTTCCCGAGGCGCTGAGCTTCGGCTCCACCGGCGGGCCGGAACGGCGCACGGAGGTGGTAACGCTGGCGAGCGGACATGAGGAGCGCAACAGCCCCTGGGCCGATTCGCGCCGGCGCTACGACGCGGGCGTGGGGCTGCGCGCGCTCGACGATATCGAGGTGCTGCTCGCCTTCTTCGAGGCACGGCAGGGGCGGCTCTTCGGCTTTCGCTGGAAGGACTGGGCGGATTTCAAGTCGTCACGGCCGAGCAAGGCGCTGGCGCGCGACGATCAGGTGCTGGGCACGGGCGACGGGGTGCGGCGGGAGTTCGGGCTGGTCAAACGTTACTGCTCGGGCGCGCAGGTCTATGAGCGGCGGATCGGGAAGCCGGTGGCGGGTTCGGTGCTGGTGGGGTTAAGCGGCGATGCGCTGGTTGAGACAGTGCATTACAGCGTGGATGTAACGGCTGGCATTATCAGCCTTTTTGATGCGCCACCGCCGGGGGGCAAGGTGACGGCGGGCTTCGAGTTCGATGTGCCCGTGCGCTTCGATGCGGACCGGATCGAGGTGTCGGTCGCAGGGTTCAGGGCGGGTGAGGTGCCGCGCGTGCCGGTGGTGGAGATCCGGCTGTGACGGGGCTGGCGGCGCATCTGGCGGGCGGGGCCACGACACTGGCGCGGGCCTGGGCGGTGACGCGGAGTGACGGGCTCGTGCTGGGCTTCACCGATCATGACCGGGATCTGGCATTCGAGGGCGTGACGTTTCGTGCAGCGACGGGGATGACGGCCTCGGCCTTGCAGCAGACGACGGGGCTCTCGGTGGACAACGCCGCGGCGCTCGGCGCGCTGTCGGACGCGGGGCTCTCCGAGACGGACATCATGGCCGGGCGCTGGGACGGGGCGCGGCTCACCATCTGGCTGGTGAACTGGGCGGATGTGGCAGAACGCGTGGCGCTCTTCCGCGGATCGTTCGGCGAGATCACGCGCGGGGCCGGGGCCTTCGAGGTGGAGTTGCGCGGGCTGGCCGAGGCGCTGGGAGCGGAGCAGGGGCTGGTATTCCTGCGGCAGTGTTCGGCCATCCATGGCGATGCACGTTGCCGCTTCGATCTGGAAACACCTGGATTCTTTTCCGAATTGCCGCTGGCGGAAGTGGCGGGGCCGGTGCTGCGGTTTCCTGCCGCCGACCTGGGGAGTTTCCTGCCGGACTGGTTCGCCTTCGGCACGGTGACGGTGCTGGAGGGGGCCGCGCGGGGGCTCGGCGGCGTGGTGAAGAACGACCGGCTGGCGGGGGCGTGGCGCGAGGTGGAGTTGTGGGAACCGGTGCGCGCGGGCCTGACGGCGGGCGAGCGGGTTCGGTTGCAGGCGGGCTGCGACAAGCGCGCGGAGACCTGCAAGCTCAAGTTCGACAATTTCCTCAATTTCAGGGGATTCCCCGACATCCCGGGGGAGGACTGGCTGACCTCCTATCCGCTGCGCGAGGGGGTGAACGATGGCGGTAGCCGACGGCGCATAAGTGGTTGAGGAAAGATGAAGATGCGGGAGCTGCGTGCGGTGCCGTGCGAACGGGTGGTGGCGGAGGCGCACAGTTGGATCGGCACGCCCTACCGGCATCAGGCCAGCGCCAAGGGGGCGGGGGTGGATTGCCTGGGGCTGGTGCGTGGTCTGTGGCGCGCGCTTTGCGGGCCGGAGCCGGAACTGCCGCCCGCCTATAGCGAAGACTGGGCGGAGGCGGCGCATGAGGAGCGGCTCTGGGCGGCGGCGCTGCGCCATCTGCTGCCGGTGGCGGAGCCGGGGGCGGGGGATGTGCTGCTCTTCCGCATGCGCGCGGGCAGCGTGGCGAAGCATCTGGGCATCTCGGCGGCGGGGCGGGCGGGGCCCACGTTCATTCACGCCTATTCCGGGCACGGAGTGGTGGAGAGCCCCCTTTCGGCCCCCTGGGCGCGGCGCGTGGTGGCGCGCTTCGCCTTTCCCGACATGAGGTGA